TTATACCATAAACTATCAACCATCTCGTCTGCAGCAGTCTGATAGTCATTGTTCATTAAACCTTCCTTCATCTTTTCAAATTTGTTAAGTTTAGTTAAACCCAGGTTGAACGCCATGTCAACCAGCGTCATCTTAACCGCTTCAGGTCTTTGGGCAAATCCAGGGTCATACTGCTGTGCGTCATTGAATGCTTGGGTTAGGCTATGGTTATAAAGAGTTTTCGTCTCCCTGTCCGATAACTCTCTACCCGCAAGAAGTTCGTTTATATCAATGCCCTGCTGATCTAAGAAACTTAGGTTACTCGAATCCTCGAGGTTGAATCCAATGCCTATATGCGGAATACCCTTGCTGTCTTTGTATACCCTTGACTTATTGCCCTCGTTCAAGGATAACATATCAAAGTAATTGCGTGAGCGTTGATCCTGAACTCTGCGATTTGCAAACTCAGTCGGTGTTTTATTGTCCGCCATTGCGTTATAGTTTAAGAATAATAAACAAATGCTAGATGCTTTGAGTATCAACTTCACCCATTTGAGCGGGGTCTGTGCCAATTCTACCAATCTGAGCGTTCTCCATTTGCTGCATAGCAAACACATACTGACCCTGGTATTTCTCCATTCTAGCTCGAAATGATTCATCTTGTTCTATTCTTTGCGCTACATCTGGCTGAGACGCATATTGCTCGATAACTTGCAATGCAATCTGACCACCATTTGGACGAGCTGGCATTTCAATGCCTGCAAAGATTTTTGTCAAGTCATCAGTAACTTGCTTCACGATTTGCTCCTGTGCTTCCTCCGCTGGTTGCAATATTGCATCTGCAAGGGTTGGATCAATGCTACTAGCAGCTACCTCAAGCAGACGATCAATACTAATCCTGCCGTTCCTGTCTAGTTGAGTCAATGAAACCAACTGGTTTAGTTTATTCTCTTGAGCCTCTGGGTCAGAGTTCAATACATCGTAACTAATTAAGATGTCAAAGTTTTCGTCTGGATCACCCTTGTCAAAGACCTGAGGGTCTGGACTACCAGTAACTCTAAAGAAAATGCTGTCTGGTCCAAACCTTTGGAAGCAGCGATAGGCTAGCTTTAAAACATCAGCGCAGTGAGCTAGGAACTTGTCTACTAAGAACTGCCTACGCATCTGGCTAATGGGGTCTTGGTAATCTAGACCTACTAGCGCATTGGCTTGTCTTTCCATAGTTTGTTCCATTTCCAAAGAACCTTGATTGAAGTTTGGGGTAGGACCAAACTCAAACTCACCCTTGCGTCGGTATGGTATGTATCTACCGGGTCCCCAGTCTTTAGGTGCGTTACCTACAGGGTGCATAATTGGTGGAAGGGTAGCCAGACTGTTGCGGTCAATGCGAGAGTCGCGCTCTACCTTTACTTGCTGTTGAATGCCACGCAATACATCGGGAACAGTCTGCGTATCATATAGGCGTTTGCTGTCCTCCGATAGCTTTGTAACTACAACTGGGTAGTCCTCGTAGCCATTCATAAGACTAAACTTAGCGTAGCTTGGTATTCCTAGTCCTTCGTTACCATCAAAGTCTTTGTGCATGACGGTTTCATAGATACCTTCGCAGCTATCTTCTGGATCAACTAAGCGTTGATAGCAATGAACAATCTCGATAAGCTCATCAGCCTCGTATGCGGAATCTGAAATACTAACAGAACGACTACCTTCTTGACTTCGCTCAATAGAATCAATGTTTACTCCACGATAGTGTTCTATCATGTAGTCTACAAAGTCCTCGTCCCATCCATCCGTAATGACTTTATTTTCTAGTTCTTGGGCTGTGTAGTATGTGCGCCAGAAGCAATATGGTGAGCGTTGAGGATCGGTAACATAAGCTGGAAACATAAAGTCTCCATCAGGTGCTAGTGTCTTTACATCTGGAACATCAATTTGACGGCGCACTACCGGAAGCTCCGTGACTCCGCTTTTACGTATTTCTTTGAGTGCTCTCTTGGCTTTACGGTCAGTTACACCGTCAAAAGTTGTTTTTATAAGCTGGATGATTTGATCGTCATCATTGCCTTCTAAGATAATAGCAGCAAGCTCTGGGGACATTTGAGCAATCTGATCAATGTCTAGCTTCTGGAGGAAGCGTCGGTCTTCCCTGTGCCATCCTACATAAGTAATTAATAAACCACGTTCCAACATATAGTTGGCTCCTAGCTCCATCTCCTGAGCAAAGCGAGGGATGTAACCACTAGATACCATCCACTTAAGGAAGTTAGATACTAGCTTAGAACGAGAAATATCTCCTACCTCTACGGGGTAAGCCCTGACGTTAGCCCGCTTCATTGAAGAAATAAACAATGATACCAACTTGGTAACACGCTCATCAATGACATGGGACTCCATGTCTGCTGCACCTTCCCACGGGAAAGCGTCCGCACCATGCTTACGCAGGTCACGGCTCTTGCCTGGCCACCAGTTACGTCTGTCGTCGTAGCTACTACGACATAGATCGAAATAAGAGCTTAGCTCAATTATGGTTTGATTGTATGCTTGACGCAGAGCCTGAACACCTGGTTCTTTCCCGACGTAAGTTAGTTCCTCAGAAGTTTTATCTCTTAACATTGGTATTTACTAGTTTATCATGTCTATCAAATCTTTTTTATCCAATGATAGCTGGTGGTGTCTCCGTTTTTAATTTCTTCAAAATAAATCATCTTCCCAATTAGCTTGCCTTCCATTCTTCGGGTGATCTTTACGTTAACTTTGCAGAAGCGTTCTCGGTGGTGAACGGCAACATACATGGGGTTTGGACACTCTCTTAGAACTTTGCCCCTGTATATTAATCTGTTTGGTTCCTCCTCGCTTTCTTTGTCGGCTGAGACATCGGGCATGGGTATGACATCATCTAATATCTCCTGCCCCTTCTCGTTGATCCAGGTTAAATGCTTTGAGCCTGTAATCATGTCCTCCTCTAGATGCTTAAACGCTAGCTCTAGAGCCTCCTCAAAAGGAACACCACATTCCTTTGCTATTTGAAATAATCTTTTCTTTGCCATTAGTATCCTCCCCCGGATTTTCTTGTTGTGTTCATAGAAGTGTCAGAAACATAGTCTGGACCATAGCCATCATTTGCCATGCGTAGATAACGTAGAAGGTCAATCCAGTCCTTCAATGGTTCATCTATCTTTCCTTTATGTCCCCAGTTAATTAAACTTTGTATTAAATTGCCACAGGATGAGTGTATCTTTAGCATTGGCTTGTTGGCATCATCTACGTCCGCATTAGGATTGTATCGCATCCATTCATCTAGCCCAGACAATCCTGTCTCGATGTCTGCCCCGCTTGAGGGTATGAAGAACATTCCCTTGGAAGAAAAGCTCTCGAACAGATCTGTGTTGTCCTCGTTCTCTCTTGCAAAGAAACGGGAGTCACCTATACGCTCAAACACCTCTATGCCCAAGTCACTCTCTATATCTTTAAACTCATCTATGTATGCCTGGACATCATGCCCTATCTTCTTAGCTGCTGGACCAAACCTCCACTTAGGATCACCAGACAACGCCCACTCGCCATAGCTGTCCCTGTCAGGCCACTCACGCAGTATAGTGATGAACCCCTGCTTGTCTACGGCAGCCCATATAGCTACATAGTTCCTAGCACCAGCAGGGTCAACTACTTGGTATACCGTGTGGGTTTCCTTAGTAATCTTAGGCAGTTCGTCTGTTACGTGAACCTTGGTGCTAAAGTATGGGAACAGGGTAGTCATAGACTTAACAGGGACACCGTATGCACGAGTCAATATCTCTTCCCTTGGTCTACCCTTCAAGTCCTTAGCTATACGCTCATAGCCACCAAAGGGGTTCTCGTCTGTGTGCAGATACACAATGCCGGCATCCCTGTTTACACTATACTGCTTAACAGCTACGGGCTCGTCTAGCAGCTCTGCGTATTTAGTCTCTAGAATCTCTGCATCTCTTAGGTAGTCAGCTATGAGTTCTGTGTATCCATCAATAGGAGTAAACCCTGTTACTAACCTAGAGTCCCTAGTAGCTAGACGGAAACGCTGTGTGTTGATAAGCGTAGAGTCTCCTAGATACTCATCATTACCAATACCTACATTCTCAGGGTGGTTGCCTAGATTAGGGAACCCAAACTCAAAGCCCTCCAAGATGGTATGGTTATTACTAAACTGCGTATAGGTCTTGAAGTCTACACGAGTCCTGGTATCTGGGAAAATAAAAGACTGACCAGTGAAACCATTCTGCATAGAGTAGTTAATGTAGCCCTCGATGCCCTTAGTCTTACGTTTAAACTCCCTGGGCATAAACTCCCACATAGCAGCCTGCTGAACCTTTACGGACGTGTCAGCGTTCTGTGAGAACAATACTACGTGTCCATCCATGTGCTTGGTAATGGACTCCATAAATATCTTAGCCATACCTGTAGTCTTAGCACCACGGTTACCACCAAGAACCAAGACCTCATTATACTCAGACAATGCCCACCTAATCCTATCCCAGCTAACTAAGTTAACCCCGTGACGCAGGGGATCTTCTATGGTTAGCTTGATAGCGTCCTCACGCGCCTTCCATATATCATATACAGCCTGCGCCCCCTTATATTCCAATAGAGCCTTTAGTCNGCCCCTTATCGGGCATGTGTATCGTAGGGTGCTTAGTCCACTGCATCATCATCTAATTCATCTAGGTCGCTCCCAAACTCCCACTCAATCTCTATATTGTCATCACTGATCTCCAGCTGCATCTCATGCAGAAGCATTCTACCCGCTGGCAAATGGTTGTAGTCATAAAATAGTTCACCCCGATCATCCATTACAATGAAGCAGTAGTTCTCGAAATGCTCCCCCAGTATTCCACGAATCTGATCGTAGATGGGATCATAGCTTCCGTCTATTAGTGACCTAGCCATCTTCTCCTATATCTATTACCTCTGCCTCTGGCAGCGAATCTATAAGACTCATGGCCTCCTCTGGGGTTGTTATATGTCTAACCTCTATCTTCTGAACATTGTTACCTGTGACATTATCAAAGGTTCTGTGTAGCTTCTCCTGTGCTACCGCCAGGTTAGCTAGGTCTTTAGTCTCTGCCTTCTTTATCTTCTCCTCTGCCTCTGGAGAACCGTCTAGGTAACTAGCCGCTATCTTCTCTCCTATACTATTAATCTCATCTATAGTAGAAGCCAACTGTATAGCNCTCTCATGCCTNAACACCCTAGCGTCGTCAGACGCTTTGACTATACCATTGATACGCTTGGCTATGTGATGGTTCAAGGTCATCGTCTTCTTTGACCTCATGCACACTAGCCCCNGATAGAAACAAAGAAGCTGCCGTTAACCACTTCTCTGGGTTATTGTTAGGCAAACTATTCTTAGCTGTCTTCTCCTGCTCGTTAGCAAGCATAGGGGCTAGCGCATCCCTCATCCTAGTCTTTAGGTCTAACTGAGTCTCTTCATCTCCCATACTTATATCCATTACTATCATCTAAACTACTTTTGTCAAGCCTTGGCTCCATCCCTACATAGGACTCTGGGACGATCGTATAATGAACCCTGCCATTACCTAGCTTCCTCTTACTCAAATAACCACACTCCTCTAACTCCTTCATCCCTCTCTGAACACTTTTAGTCTCGTCC